AGTAACAGTAACTTCAGAAGCACTTAATTTATCTATTGGAGATATAGTTACAGCTACATACGATACAGCAGGATTTAGTGCCAAGCCATTTAGAGTAATGTCTTTAGCTATCAATTCTGATTCAACAGTAACTCTTGGATTAGAAGAACATCAAGATAACTTTTATACTTGGGAAGAAAAAGGCGAAGCACCTACTATTGCTGATACTGTACTTCCAAATCCTTTTTCTGTATCTGCACCAGCTTCAGTTACTTTAGATGACCAATTAATAGAATACTCAGATGGAGTTGTTATTACTGCTCTTGATGTAACAATCGGTGCATCACCAGATAACTTTGTGGATTATTATCAAGTAGAATACAAATTAAGTACAGATGCAACTTACCAAGTATCTGGTCAAGTTAGAGGATTAAATCATAGAATACTAAACGTAGTAGATGGATTAATTTATAACGTAAGAGTAAAAGCATTTAATACATTAGGAGTGCAATCAACTTACACTTCTGCTACAAGAACTATTGTTGGTGGATTATTACCACCTGCTAACGTAGATGATTTTGCTTGTAACATTATTGGAAGTGATGCTCATTTATCTTGGACACAAATTGCTGACTTAGATTTAGCTTATTATCAAATTAGATATTCTACATTAACCACTGGTGCTGAATGGTTAAACTCAGTTTCTTTAGTTGAAAAAGTTGCAAGACCAGCTACTACTGTTACAGTTCCAGCTAGAGTAGGTTCGTACTTAATAAAAGCATTTGATAAAAATGGTAATGCTTCTCCTAATGAAGCTATTATTTCTACTAACATATTTGAGATTGGAAACTTTAATGCTATTGCAACACAAACAGAATCGCCTACATTCTCAGGAACAAAAACTAATGTCTATGTTGATGATAATGATTCTTTAAGATTAGATTCAACTGAGTCTTTTGATTCTGCTGTTGGACTATTTGATTCTCCTACAACTTTTTTTGATGCTGGAGTAACTACTTATGATTTATATTCTGAAGGAAGTTACCTCTTTACTTCTCCTATTGATATTGGTGGAAGTTACACTGTTCGTGTAACTGCTTCAATTACACAAGGTGTAGATAATATAGATAATCTTTTTGATTCTGCTCTCGGATTATTTGACGATGGTGCCAGTTCGTTTGACGGAGATTCTCCTGCTAACTGTAATGCTCATTTAGAAATAGCTACTTCAACTGACAACATAACTTATACTTCATTTAGAAACTTTGTAGTTGGTGATTATACTGGTAGATATTTTAAATTTAAACTTGTAATGCGTTCTTTTGATTTAGCTTCTACTCCAGTTGTATCGGCTTTATCTGTATCAATAGATGTTGAAGATACTATACAAAGTGGAAATGATATTGTTAGTGGAACTGGTACTTACACAGTAACATTTACAAAACCATTTTATTCTGCTAACTATGCTATCGGAGTAACTAATCAAGGTATGGCTACTGGAGATTTTTATACATTAGGTAGTAAGACTATTAATGGCTTCAACATAGCTTTTAAAAATAGTAGTGGTACTGGAGTTAGTAGAACATTTGATTATATTGCAAAAGGATTTTAACTAGGATATTAGATAGATTATGAGCCAACACGATTATGTAATTAGTAACCAAAGTTTCCCCAGCTTCCGTTCTGATTTGAATAATGCCTTATCAGCTATTCAAACTTGTAACTCAGGAACATCAAGACCAACTGGTGCTGTTGCTGGTCAAATTTGGCTTGATACGACATCAGCAACTTCTCCTACTTTAAAATATTATGATGGTGCTGATGACATCTCTTTAGCAACACTTGACCATTCTGCAAATACTGTAAATTGGTTAGACTCAACTGTTTCTGTAACTGGTTTAAGTACAACAGCTACTGGAACTGTTTTAACTCTTACTGATACTGTTACAACTTCTTCTGTTAATTTAATTATTGATAATCAAAAAGAAATTCGTTTTAATGAAACTACTGCTAATGGAACTAACTACATTGGACTTAAAGCACCTGCTAGTTTAGCTTCTAACACAACATTCATTCTTCCTTCTGCTGATGGTACTGCTGGTCAGTTCTTAAAGACAGATGGTGCTGGGAATTTGTCTTTCAGTAGTGTTGTCGCAGGAGTTAATACTCCATATTTTTATGCTTACAAAAGCACAAGTCAAACAATTACAAGTGGTGTAATAACTAAAATTGATTTTGGTACTGAAGATTTTGATACCAACAGTAATTTTGCTTCATCAAGATTTACACCTACTACTGCTGGAAAATATTACATTGAAACTGGATTAACATTTCAAGGTGGAACTGATTTTCTTATTGATGCAAGAATTTATATTTATAAAAATGGAACACAATATACTTTATCATATTGGGCTAATCAAAATAATTATGGAAACTATAATTCAAGAACTTGGTCATCTATAATAGATTTAAATGGTTCTTCAGATTATGTTGAAATATATGCCAATTCTTCAAATTCAAATACTAATACAACAATGGCAAGTGGTAGAGATTGTTGGTTTCAAGGATTTAAACTAATAGAATAATTATGGCACAAATTACAACTAAAATAAAACTATACACAAATAGAGAAATAGATTTTACTAAAGACGTAAGATTACAAGATAACTCAGATGGTAAAGGAGTATTCATAGCTGAATGGAATCTTGATATTCCTAAACCTACTTTAGAGCAACTAGATGCCTTTGAAGCACAAGCAATAGAATACGAACAACTGCAAGACATATTAAACAATAGAAGAATGGCTTACCCTTCCATAGCTGACCAACTTGATATGCTATACTGGGATAAAGTTAATGGTACTGAGAATTGGCTTAATTCAATAGAATCTGTAAAGAGTAGATTTCCAAAAGCATAAGTTCCTTCAAACAAATGGAAGTGGGGTTTTGTCGTTCATTAGTTCTGGCGGAAAATTTGAATCTGCTTTGCTTCATGTAAGAGATGAAAAAGCTAGTGGAACTAATGGTGGTGGTTTTACTTCAGGTTCTTTTCAAACAAGAACTTTAAATACATCTGTTACAAATGAAATATCTGGTGCTTCTTTATCATCAAATCAAATTACATTACCTGCTGGAACTTATTATATTCACGCAACAGCACCAGCTAATGCTCCTAATAATCATAAAACAAAACTAAGAAATATTACAGATAGTTCTGATGTTTTAATTGGAACAACAGAGTATATGTCTAATAGTATTAATGGAATGTCTTCTTCAAGTGTGGTAGGAAGATTTACAATAGCTTCTCAAAAAACTTTTGAAATACAACATAGATGCGAAACTACCGTAGGTACTAATGGTTTTGGAATACCTAGTAGTTATTCAGTAGTAGAAGTTTATGCAGATGTACAAATATGGAAAGTAGCTTAACATGAAATACGCATTAATAATAGATAACAAAGTAATACAAATATCTTATCCTTATGTAGAAGGTTATATTGAGGTAGATGATAATGTATTTGCTGATATGATTAGAAAACCTGATGGTACATTTAATTATTCTGATGAATTCTTGGCAGAACAAGAACAATTTAAAATCGCAGAACAAAACAGAATAGCACAAGAAAAAGCTAGAAAAGAATCAGCTATTGCTAAGTTAAAAGCACTTGGTTTAACTGAAGAAGAAGTTAAGTCTATTCTTTAGGGTATTTGGCTTTAATTGCCAAACAATCAGCAATATATTTATCAATCTGTGCTTGGTCGCCTTTAACAATACCATCTAAATATTCTTTAAAATCAGGGTATTCTTTTGCTCTATCTCTTTGGTATTGATTAGCATTATATTCAGCAATTAGTTCTTGTTGTTTAGCAAGGATTTCATTTGTAGGAATAGGTTGAGTTCCATTTAACCAAGTTATTTGGTTTATATCTTCTGCATTAACAGTAAATTCTGCTAAACTATTTATTGCTTTAATTGCTTTTGCTATATCCATAATTAACCTTTTATTTCCATTACTGTAATTGTTGAAGCTGTTCTTCCTCTTGAAGAACTAGTATCACCAGTACCACCAAAATTTAAATAAACTGATGAACTACCTGATTGCATTTGAACTTTATAAGTTAAAGATGATGTTGTGTTTGGGGAGTCTAAAAAATTTTGAGTTCCACCTTTATAATTTGAAGAATCTGCTGTGTAAAAATTAGTAAAAGAATTTCTTGTATTGCTTGAATTGGCATTTCCAATACAAATTTCTGTACTATCTCTCATTAATCTTGCAAAAGAATATTGTGTATCATTACCACCATAAATACTAGCTATAATTAATATTTTATTAGATGCTGAAGATGGAGTAATAGAAACTGATAATCCAGTAACATCTACAAAAGAAGTTGATGAAGTAGAAAATGTATCAGTCTTAGTTGTTGAAACAACTTGAATAACTTGACCAGCACTCGCCGAAACCCCTGCAAAGCTTAAAACCCCACTTCCATTTGTTTGAAGGACTTGACCTGAAGTTCCATCTGCACTTGGTAGAGTTAAAGTTAAATTTGATGCGATTGTATCTGGTGCTTTTAAAGCAACGTAGTTTGAACCATTGTCAGTATCTTCAGGCAATCTAATTTCAGAACCAGCAGTAGCATTTCCAATTACAGCTAAAGGTGTGGCGAAACTTAAAGAATCAAAACTTAAATTCCCAGCACCATCTGTCTTTAAGAACAAGGGTTTTGACTTTTTCTTAAATCTTTGACATAATAATTACATGATATATTTCATTATTGGATTAGTGCTTGGCTTATACGCAGAATGGAAGTGGGAGATTGCAAAATATATTATAGAATCAATTAAAGAACATTTAAACATCAAGTAACCTTGAAGTTTTGTTGCAACGCACTATATATCGTCAATGATATATACGACTGAAGAAAATAACTTTTACTCAAAGGAGAACTCAATGTTAAACTATTCTGACATTAAGAATTACTTCACAAAATTTTATACTGACTACGCAAATGATGTTAAATCATTCTGGCAGTCATATTTAAATGAAGTAGAAAAATTCTATAAGAAATAACTTTATTTTGACAAACTAATTTGATATGTATGCACAAAAATTTAATGTGCATTTACAGATTAGCAAATGGAGAGTGTCTCTTGCTAAAGTCTTGCAAATGCTTAAAAGACAATGGCAAGAACACAATCAGAAGAATTAATCAGTCTAAGGGGACATATTACTGGAGTAAAGAGAGAAGTTAAAATACTAGGTACTTCTGTTTATAAATTAGAAAAGAAAATGGAAACATTGTTCTGGGCAATCCTATGTGGGCTTGGTGCTTTGTCGTTAGCTTTAATAACTATTTTCTTAGCTAAGTAGCTATTGCCTATTTTAACAAATACAACTAGTAGTTAGTTTATGAATAAACGAATACTTGTAATAAGTGATTTACATTTTCCTTTTGCTCATAGAGACTGGCATGGATTTCTAACTAAATTAAAAGCAAAATATAAACCTGATACTATAATAAATATTGGAGATGAAATGGACTTTCATTCCATCAATGTTTCTCACACAATTGACCCAGATTTGCCATCTCCTAAAGACGAGTTAGAACTTGGTAAAAAAGATATTCATAAGTTGCACAAACTATTTCCTAAAATGACTTTGCTAGAATCAAATCATGGTTCTATGGTTTTAAGACGTGCTATGGCAAAAGGAATGACTAAATCTTTTATTAAGTCTTACAATCAAATCCTAGAAGTAGGCAAAGGTTGGGAATGGAAAGAAAAACATTTTATTGAAACAGATAAAGGTAGAATACTTTTTGGACACCAATTTTCTCCTGATATAAAAAAAGCAGTTGCAAGTTTTTCAATGTCAGTAGTGCAGGGACATTATCATACAATAAGTGAGTGCGTAATGGTTGGTAATGATTTTCATTTGAATTTTGGATTAACTGTGGGTTGTCTCATAGACAAAGAAGCACTTAGTATGAGATACATGAGACTTAACTTAAAGAAACCTATTTTATCTTGTGGACTAATAACAAATGGTATGCCACATTTAACACCAATGTACTTGAAGCGAAATGGAGATTGGGATAACAATATTTATATATGAGAGAAGTAAACCTGAAGGAGTTACTATTTTCAGAAACTGCTACAAGACTTGGCATTGACAACACTCCTACTGACCAAATCCTTATTAACTTACAAACATTAATCTACGAAGTAATAAATCCAATAGTAAATCATTTTGGCGATATTAAAATAACGAGTGGTTATAGATCACCAGAATTATGTTTAAAAATAGGTTCTTCAATTAGATCACAGCATTGTCTTGGAATGGCAGTTGATTGCGAGGTCTTAGGTGTGGCGAATAAAGAACTTGCTGACTGGGTAGTTAATCATTTAGAATTTGACCAATGTATTTTAGAATTTTGGAAACCTGAAGAAATCAATTCTGGGTGGGTTCATATCTCATACAATAAATCTGGTAATCGTAAAATGTATTTAAAGGCATTTAAATCTAATGGGCGAGTTGTTTACGAAGTGTTATGAAATCATTTAAAAAACAAGTTGGTGGAAACCACTATAAGAATTACAAAATCCAACCAGTAGAATTTATAATCAAAAATAATATTGGATTTGTAGAAGGAAATATCATAAAGTATATTTTACGTTTTAAAGAGAAGGGTGGTGTTCAAGATTTGGAAAAGGCAAAACACTACATAGAACTACTAATAGATTCAACTAAAAGTAGATAATATCATTTAAAAGAATATAAGGCATTTTAAAGCATAGTGCCTTTAGAATAAGAAACACGACACAAAACCCTATAACATCAAAAAAAAGGGGTAATTTGTCGGTTTAAATAGGCAAATTTAGAACATTTAGAGAACGATTATGCAAGTAACAAGAATAGACCCAGATTATATTTCAGAAACCCATACTGTTGGTGCTGTATCTGCTCAATCATCAGCTATCACAACTGGTTCAGGAATAATTAGAATTTCAACAACAACTGGAACTCACATTAGATTCGGAACTAACCCCACGTGTACTGTGGAAGATTTACTCATACCAGAAAATCATGTGGAGTTTTTTCACTTTGTTAGTGGACAGAAGGTAGCTTTCATTCATCATGGTGGTGGTTCAGGTGAGATTAACATAGCAGTAGTAGATTAATATGTTACCAGCTTTAAGTGCTTTTGCACCACTACTTAACACAATATTTAAAACAGTTGATAAAGCTATTCCTGATAAAGATTTAGCTGAAAAACTAAAAGCTGAAATGAATATTCAGTTGATGCAATCAGGTACAGAAGAAATGAAAGCATCAGCAAAAATTATAGAAGCTGAAGCAAAAAGTAATTGGTACGTTTCTGGTTGGAGACCAACTTTAATGTATTTATTAATTGTTATTGTTGCTTGGAATTATATTCTTAGTCCAATTTTATTTCTTGTTCTTAAAGTTAAAACACAAGTAGAACTTCCTTCTGATGTTTGGACATTACTTACAGTTGGTTTAGGTGGTTATACGATTGGAAGATCAGGAGAATCTATCGCAAGAAGTTTAGCAACAAGACCAATAAGCAAGAACCAAGAAAATGGATAATCTAAAGTTAAGCGATCAAACGCAAGTATCTTTACCAATTAAAAACATTGTAGCTATCGTAACTGCAATAGTTGTAGCTGTGTGGACTTATTTTGGAATCGTTGAAAGACTTAATAGACTTGAAACAAATGAAAAGTTAATGGCACAAGACTTATTAAAAAAAGCAGAACAAACTCCTAAGAACCAAGAACTATTTATGCTTATTGAGTATCAAGCTAAATCAATAGACAAACACTCAAAGCAGTTAGAAGAAAATGTGCATACTAAAGTTCTTATAAATCAATTAGAAAAAAAAGTAGAAAAACTAGAAAAGCAATTAGATTCAATAAGAGGTAAGTAATGGTTGAATTAGTATTTGCCTTGCTAATGTATATGGGTGATAAATTAGAAGGTTATTCGCCAAAGACTTCTGTCGCAGATTGCTTAGAACAAAAACGTAAAGTTGAAAGAGATCAAGGTGCTAGTGTTAATTGGTCTTGTAAACAAGTAGAAGCTATTGTTGAAATTGATAAACATGGAATTAAAAGAATTAAAGAAATAAAGAATATTAAATGAACTTCTATTTAGTAACGTATTCTATTTCATACGTGAAGGTAAACTCAGATAATATAAAAGAAGATATTGTTTTTTGCAGATTCTTTGACAGTAATAACTTTGTAAATTCTAATTCTTTTTTATCACAATTAAAGCAAGTAAAGAAACTAAGAATAACTGGAGTAGAGTGGGAGATAGAAGATTGTAACTGGTTTGACTATTATGATGATATTTCAAATACTATTCACTAATTTAACTGAACTTCAAAGTATTCTATATTATCATTTGGAAAGCATTTTAGTTGCGACTTTGGCAGTAACTTTAATATTTGATCTACACTTTTAAATATAATCTTATCAGCTAAAGGAAAGCAGATAGTAAATCTTGTATGGTAGTTTGTGAACGATTGCTCAAAATAAATATATCTTTTTATATCTCTAACTTTAATCTTAGCTAAAGTTTTACCTTGTTCCCAAGTTGCATTTTTTAGTTCACAGAAGTACTGCTCTTGCTTATGTGCTTCTTTAGGTGCGTAAACGAAGTAATCTGGGAAGCTTTTGATAAGTGTTGGGAGTTTGGCAAACAAAGGTATAACACTTTCA